GAAAAGCGAGCGCTTCAGCGTCAAAGTATTTGACGGTGTCACTAGCCAAGGCTTTCTCGGCTGCTGATTTTGTTGTACTTACCTTTAAGTGTGTAAGATGCACGGTGACTACCTTCTCAGGCTTTACCACAGGCTCTACAACAGCTGTTAAAGCGTAAGCTGGTGTTATTAGATGGGCTAGCGCCAAAAACGCTACAAGCCCCCCTGCAAACACTTTCTTTAGATTAACCGTTAGATTAATTCTGATATTAAGCATTTCTGCTCCTCTCAGTTGGCAAAAGCCACCTTGTGGGTGGCTTCGTCAGGTTTAACCATAACACGGGAGTTACAGGCCGTGTCAAGCCGAACTCAATTTAATAAATTATTTTATTTAATATGACAAATCTAATAGTAAATGCGTATAGTTTATACATCGGGCTATCAGACGGATAACATTATCGCTCTTGACAAAATAATTAATTTATGATTGGTAGCGATATGAATATTTCTGACTGGGCGGCTTTGACCTCCACAGTTTTAGGTATAGGCGGGGCCGTTATTATAGGCATCCGTTGGACCATCAAACACTATCTAGCTGAGCTTAAGCCAAATGGCGGCTCTTCAATGCGAGACGCAATTAACAAAATCGGAACAGATATGACCGAGGTTCGTGTATCATTAGCAAGACTTGAAGGTCGCTTCGACCAGCATGTAGAAGAAGGAGAATAATGAACACCAAGCAACTTAAGGCAATGGCGGCGTCATACGGCCGTTCATTCCTTGCAGCAGCAACTGCTGTTTACGCAACAGGCAACCACGATGTAAAGTCAATTATCGTCGCAGCGCTTGCCTCAACCCTCCCAGTAGCCATCCGTGCAATCAACCCTAAGGACCCAGCATTTGGTGTTGTAGCCAAGCTTGTAGGTGACGTGCTATCTAAGGAAGCAGCTAAGCCTATTAAGAAGGCAGCAAAGAAGAAGTAAACTTGAATAGGGGGCGGGGTACACCCGCCCCCTTTTTGCTGTACACTTTCTATAGGAGGTTTAAATATGAAATGCGATAATTGTGTCAATGACGCTGTTTACTATGTAAATGACCCAGGAGTCAATCCTGTACCTTACTGCGCACTTTGCTTGCCACACTGGCTACAAGAGCGCGCTGCAGCTAACCATTTTCCACTTCCAGAAGTTAAAGCTGAGAAGTCGAAGAAAACATCTTCTTCTGATGAGGATAAGTAAAAGACAAGCAGTACAGGTACACCCAGTACCCTCAATGGCGGTAAACCCTAAGGGCCCATTTCCACGTGAGATTTTTGAAGAGCCAGAGATAGTAGACGATTACTCTCCTGAATACGCTGAAGATGGTGGAAACTTTCCTTTAGGGGCTACCGCTCAAAATAACTTTACTCCGCCTAAATATTTACGATGCGCGTTGTGCTTAGTAAGAGTTTTAGAGACGGAGACCGAGTACCACATCTGCGAGGACTAATGGCTAAAAAAGACCTAAAAGCACTTATGAATGCTCGCCTTGATGAGGCGATGGCGGCTAATCAAGAAAGAAATGCAAATACAGTTGACCGTAAGATTAACTGGGATATTGAAAGCGATTTTGAAGACTCAACAGGTGCTACATCTGACACTAGCGGGTGGAATGTAGTAATCCCTAATGACGTTTCAGAAGCAGGTCTTGAAGTTCATAATGCCCCTACGGCTAACCCTAAACGCCCACGCGCTTACACTATTGCTTACAACTCCAACACAAACACATTAGTAATAATTATGCGCAGCGGCGTTTGGTGGCAATATAACGATGTCCAGCCAAATGTATGGATGGGCCTTAAGAACAGCCCGTCAACCAATGACTACCTACCTATTATTGAGGCAGCCTGCTCCTCTCACCACGCAGCCGATATAAACGCGCTTTCTGCAGGAACTAAGGAGCGACTTAGTTACACAGCTTCTATTGCAAGTAGGGTTCAACAGGGTAACCTTCCTAATCTTGACGAAACACTTTTTGGCTCAAAGGAGTAGCTTTGAAATCATACGGACCACTATACGGCGGAAAACTACGCTACTGGCATAAGAAAGCTTTTCCTATTATTGAAGTGGGAACAACCCAAGAAACTGAAATGCCTTACCGTAAAGGTAAATGCTTAGTCTTTCGTGCTCCCTTTACAGAGCCAGGGTTCTACTTAGGTGTGTGGGTAAAGCGTCCAGATATTGGGTGGGATGACGAAGACAAGATTGATGAGATACTATCTGGAGCTATGAAGGCTAGAGTAGCTTGGAAGCCAGAGGATGGTTTATTTGATGAATCCTTTTAAACGTAAAGAAATATGGGTAAAACCTTTTTCTGAAAAGGTAGCTAAGAGAGTTGCAAAGATACCTACTATGGAACTTGAGCAGTGGGCTGAGCAAGCTACTTATGAGGTTGGCAGATGCATGTCCTCTTACGCAAAACAAAGAGAGTCTATTTTTTTAGACGAAGCCTTACTAGGTGCTGAAGCTTTACATGCTGTAGTCCATGAGTTAAAAACTAGAACGACACGCCAATAAGTAGATTTGTCGACAATTGTGCTACACTTATGCTGCCTCTCTTCCTCTTCCCGTGATGGCATCAAAAGGCCCTGGGTTTAAACGCCCAGGCTTTTTGTTTTTCACCTAAACTAAGGGCGATATGGATACAGAATTAGACGACGAAGAGTTCTTCCCTGACGAAGACGAAGACCTGGAGCCTGAAGAAGAAATTGAAGAGCTTGACGAGCTCTCTAAAGAATTTGTTAAAAAACTTGTAGATAGATGCATTCAGTTTATGACAGCCCTGGTTGGGCATGAACTTCACCCGTACCAAATGCCTTTGGCTCGGCGCGTTATTGAGTCCGTGCTAATTAACGACGGTGAAGAGGTAACAGCGCTTGCAGCACGTCAGTCAGGTAAGTCGGAGACTATCGCCAACACAGTAGCTACTCTAATGGTATTACTACCGCGCCTAGCTAAGATGTACCCCGACTTGCTTGGTAAGTTTAAAGACGGTATTTGGATTGGCATGTTTGCCCCAGTTGAGGGCCAGGTGGAAACGCTATTCGGTAGAACTGTAAACCGCCTTACCTCAGAGCGAGCACTAGAAATTTTGGGAGACCCTGAGATTGACGATAGCCTAGGTAAGGTTCCTGGTGTTACGCGGCAAATCAAATTAAAGAACTCTGGCAGCAGCCTCATGATGATGACAGCTAACCCCCGTGCAAAGATTGAATCTAAGTCTTTCCATTTGATTGTTATTGATGAGTGCCAAGAAGCCGATGACTTTGTAGTATCTAAGTCAATCTCGCCGATGCTTGCGTATTACTCAGGAACTATGGTTAAGACAGGTACCCCTACTACGCACAAGAACAACTTCTACCGCTCTATCCAACTTAACAAGCGAAGAGGTACTAGCACAAAGGCAAGACAGAACCATTTTGAATGGGACTGGCGAGACGTTGCAAAATGCAACGCTAACTATGGCAAGTTTATTAAAAAAGAAATGCTACGAATTGGTGAGGATTCCGATGAGTTTCAAATGTCGTACTCGTGCAAATGGCTGTTGGAGAGAGGGATGTTCGTTACATCCACAATTATGGACGAGCTTGGAGACACTTCACAAGAAGTTGTTAAGGCGTGGCATCGTACTCCAGTTGTGGTCGGCATTGACCCAGCGAGAAAATTGGACTCGACGGTCGTCACAGTAGTTTGGGTAGATTGGGATAGGCCTGACGAGTTTGGGTACTTTGACCATAGAATTTTAAATTGGATGGAAATCCAAGGTGATGACTGGGAAGACCAGTATTTTCAAATTGTAAACTTCTTAAGCGCATATGATGTCCTGGCTGTAGGAGTCGATGCAAATGGTGTAGGTGACGCGGTAGCGCAACGACTAAAGTTACTGCTACCTAACTCTGAGGTGCACTCAATTGGCAGTAGCCAACCAGAGCAGTCAAAGCGTTGGAAACACCTCAAGGCCCTTATTGACCGACGTATGGTCGGGTGGCCAGCCCATGCTAAGACACGCCGCCTACGAACTTGGAAGCGTTTTTACCAGCAGATGACTGACCTAGAGACCAAGTTTACTGGCCCTAACTTTTTAGCGCATGCTCCAGATGAAGCCCACGCCCACGACGACTACGCGGATAGTTTGGCCATTGCTTGCGCTTTAACTATGGATTTAACAATGCCATCGGTAGAGGTGTCAAGCTCACCCTTTTACAGATAGTTTTGACTTTAGCCTGATTTTGTTCACTTTAGGTAGCACACTATTTACTGAGGTCCTCAAACCAATTAGGAGTTTATATGTCAATCTCACCAGCACCACGCTTCCCTGAGAAGCACAGTCCTGTATACGACCGTAAGATGGCTGGAGCTGTCCCAGGTCAACGCGGCCCACTTCGTTTTGAAGAAGGCATTGCAACAGATACAGATGTTCCACAATCATTTACAGAAGGCGCAATGCATGGATACATGCCTGCACCTGGTCGCCCAAACCGTAATGCAAACGTATTTGAAAAGCTTCCAGAAGAGACAATGCGCGAGCGCGCACACGTTGGTTCTGCAGCTTGGGTAGAGGCTCCAAACAGCCTAAACGACTTTGCGGCTGGTGCATTTGCTGACCATGGAGACAACCGTTTTGAAGAAGTATTCCGTGACGGTACACATCAAGCAGCGCTTAACCCAGCAGTAGTTCAAGACTAATAACATAAATAGCAAGTCGTTCCCCTGCCTCTTACGTGGCGGCAGGGGGCGGCTGCCTATCTAAGGATTATAAATGGCACTCATTAAGGGTAGAGAAGTAAAAGAAACCCCAACGCAGGTGGCTGCAAACCCTAAGCTTTGGAACATGATTACTGCTCAAGCAGGCGCAAAGTTCTCTAAAAACTCTCCTGCTCGCGGCCACTGGATTCACGCTAAGTACAATCAAATGGGCGGACAATATGTTCAGTCTAAAAAGGACATAGACCCTCGTTTTCGCGATTATGCTCAAGAAAAACGAGATAAAGAAGAAGAGCAAAAGAAAAAGAAAATAAAAAAGCCAGTTGGTAAGCCCAACATACAAGGCGCACGTTACAAATAGTCCGTCGATATGTTAATATATCGACATTGAGTTTTTACTTATTTTGAAAGAGGTGATTGGTGAGCGGTATTGATTTCTCTCCTCCGAGTTATCGCGCAGCATCCTCTGATTTAACTATCTCAATTTCACCGCTTGGCTTGGTGGAATTGGCTGATGAAGAATTTGAAGTTCACGGTCCGCGCTTAAACCGCTATTCCCTTAACTGGGCTATGTATCTTGGCCACCACTACTCATATCGTCGCCCAACTGGCGAAGCTCAAATCATGCTCAACTATTACAGAGCATTTACAGATTTTTTAATTAACTTTTCATTTGGCAAGGGTGTTGATTTTGGCTCATCTAAACTAACTGAAGCCATCGTCCCGCAGCTACTAGAGCGAGTATGGGAAGTAGACAACAACAAGGCCACCCTTCTTTGGGAAATTGGTCAGCAGGGCTCTGTATCTGGAGACTGCTTTATTAAAGTCGCATACGAAGAGGCATGGGTTGACCCATCTGGTCGTCAACATCCTGGCCGTGTTCGTATCCTTCCGCTTAACTCTTCTTTTGCATTCCCAGAGTTCCACCCACACGACCGCGAGCGTTTGATTCGTTTTAAGCTTAAGTACCGTTTCTGGGGCACATCCCTTGAAGGAACACGCCAAGTGTTTACATACACTGAGATTTTGACAGACGACATCATTGAGGAGTACATCAACGATGAACTTATTGATTCGCGCCCTAATCCTCTTGGCACTATTCCCGTTATTCATATTCCTAATGTACGTATCAGTGGTAGCCCTTGGGGCCTTTCTGATTGCAATGACATTATTAACATTAACCGTGCTTACAATGAGACTGCTACAGACGTTGCTGACATTGTTAACTACCACGCGGCGC